TGAAACTTCCCTCTGTGAAGATTTTATATCCGCATAAATATTAGAAAGTTCCTGTGTCTGTTGGATTTGAGTTTGTAAACTTTTGAATCCCGAAACATCGAGTTTTTGGATTTTTTCCCTTATAGCTAAAATCTCATTCAATCGCTTCACTATCTTTTTCGCCTCGGCAGACCGCTTCACCTCCTCAAGTCCGAGCTTTTGCTCTAGTTTGATAAGTTTATTACGTAACTCGATTTCTTCTCTATTAGTATCTTTCATTTATCGAGTTTTGTAGTTTATTCGTATCTATCTAAAAAGTTCTTTAAATCCTCAATCTCTCGATCAATGTTTTTCATTTTATCAAGTACCGGCGATGGAATTTTTTTAGATTCGGCCTTCTTGATTGCCCTCTCAACTTGTCCTTTACTTACATCGTTAAGAAATCCTTTTATGAATTTTTCAATAAGACCTTCTTTTAAAATTTTTTTACCCATGATTGTAATTATTTCATTTGTTCTTATATAAATATTACCGCAAAAAAAAGTGAGAAGATTTTCATCGTCTCACTCTAGTTTTACTTGATTTATTTACTTTATCATATTCCTGTTGTTCCGCCTTTTTTACATCAATTAATTTCTGAAAATAGAACTTTCTCCAATGGATTGGCATGTGGTACACATCGTTCCACGTGAAACCATTACCGAACTGAACCAATTCAAAAATTTGCGAATGTAATTGAATGGAGTAGTTACTCGGTAGGGTAAAAAAACCCGGCCCCAAATGGGATAGAAAGTGCCTCCGTCTCACCGGTTAAATCAGATGTGAACTCAAATGTTAAATCAACATCAGGAGAAATTTCACTAACGTATGTTCTGAATGCTCTACTATCTCTAGCCAAGAACGAGTTCATAATCCATTTGTTTATAAATCCTGCATCCGTGTTATCATTTACAGAAATTATCATATATCTCAATCGTGTAGATAAATCACTCGATGCACCACCTTTGTTTTTATTAAGTCGGTTCATTGCCTCAATATCTGCCGTGATTGCCACCTCATCTTTATGAGTAAGTAATTTAAATATAATCTTATCCTTACCAATTGGAGTAACGAACTCATATCTATTTTCTCTGTTTAATTTGGATAAATCTATATCCTTTGTTTGAATTTTTGATAAATCAATTGTTACTTTTTGTGCCAATCCTGTGTATGGATCCGTAACTTCTGTGATATATTCCGGTCCATAACCAAGAACACGAGTTGCTAAAAGAATAGCATTTTTATCTCCAATTAAAATATCATCAATATTTACATCCTTTTGAACCACAACCGATTCAAATAACTTATCCAATACCACACCTTTTTTGATAAGGTTTGGTGATGCTAAAATATCTTCCTCTTTCGCGGTCATATATTTTAACTCAATTGTTCCACTCGAAAGTGGATTTTCTAACGGGTAACCCTTTCCCTCACTTGGTAATGCAACCAATTCTACCGGAAAATCATATTCTGCCATATTAACTTATTTTTAGTGTTTATGTATATAAATATATACAAATAAAAAAGAGATACTTTTTCATGGTATCTCTTTTAACGGTTGAATGTCCACGTTTGAACATCCTTTATCCGCAGGTAGCATATTGTTATATTAAAATTCTAACTCGGCGTAATCGTATGATAATGTTAATGAAATTTCAACAGCATCAGATGTACTCCAATCAACATCACCGAAATCGGTTGAGTTAATGAACGCACCTTTAATTTTCCAATGCTCGATTTTATCACCAACCGGACCGGTTAGATAAATATCTATATCTTTTTTGTATTGAGAAGCATATCCATCACGACCTGTAATTGATTCGTGTGATAATCTAACCCACTCCATAACTGCCTGTGCACCACTTGGTACAATTGGGTCATATAGAGTAATAGTTATATCTTGCCACTCTCCTTTACCTTTTATTTTTCTCTTTAGGTTCATGTGATCCAACGTAACAACATCGAATGTTATGTTAGGTCGACCTGCTGTTTTAATCATGTAAGATGGAATACCATCAATTTCCATGATAAAGTTGTTTTTTAATTTTGGATCAAAATTAGTGTAAAACATATCTTGATACTCCAATACCTCTGCCATAATATATATTTTTATTTTATTCTGTGTTTTCTTTTATATAAATATAACGTTTTTACGTTTTTAATAAATATACGATTTTAAAAGTTAAGTAAAACCCCGATGAATTTCAGGGTTTTACTATTTTATTTTCAATCTATTCAAAAGAAACTCCCGTTGGCATAATATTGAAATCAACTATCAAGAACTCGGCTGATTTTGTTGGTTGTAAATAGATTTGACCATACATGATATTTCTATCCACCACATCAGGAGTGTTATTAGTCTCATCCATCACTACCTTAAACGTATATAATCCATGTCTTTGTTGTATTGATTCAAAATATGGATTTACAGTGTTCAAGAACTTGTTTCGTGTAGTTTGGTCATTTTGTTCAAATACCAAATAACGAGAAGTTGCTGAAATATATTTCTTAACTTTGATAAGTAATCTTCTTACGTTAATTCTATCAAGTGCCGAATTAGCGTTTTGTAAAGTTTTCTGTCCAAATGCAACAATTCCATCTCCAGGGAATGTAGCGATTGGATTTACTTTACCCTCGTATAAATCATTTCTATCAGATTTATTTAACCTATCAAGTACCGAAACTGCTCCCACAATTCCACCACGATTTAGACCAGCTGGTGCCCACCATTCAGCGGCGATATTATCGTTTGAAGCGTATATTCTTGGCATTAATACCGATGGTGGTACAGGAAGTAATCGGTTGGTAGCCGGGTCTATAATCTTCACCCAAGGATAGTATGAACCAACATAACTAGAATCCACACTGTCCGCTTGACTAATTGCATCTTGTTTCTGATCTCTCATACCGGTCAAATCACCAATAAAGAAAGCATCTGCTCTAGCCTCTACCATTTCCACAACTTTATCAAAGATATATGGGTGTTCTTTACGAATTACGCCAGGAACAGAAACCAAATTGAAATCAAATTCATCCGGGTTTGAAAGAATATGTAATGCCAATAAATATGATTCAGTTCCAGTTGATTTTGCATTTGATAGATCAAATCCTTGTGAATTTGTTGGAATTATATCTTCACCCAAATTAGGTTTTACAGTCGGATTACCACCATTACTACCACCTTGGAAAGCCAATGTAAATTGCATTTTACTCTCGGCATCCACTGTTAAATCAAAACCTGCACCTGGATTATCAAATGCGAAATATCCTTGAATACCGGTAGTTGGATTTTTTGGTAATGGTTTTAAATAATTCAAATTATCGGATTTTTCAAAATCTAATCCTGAAAAATACTTTCTATCCGACTCCGTATTATCTTTCGATTTTGATGAATATTGTACAACCGGTATAAGTTTCTCACTACCACTTGCTACCTTAATTGGTAAATTATATGCCTCATGTCCAAATGGTTTTGATTTAGCCGGATATGTTCCGAACTCAGCAACCTCAACACGAATATATTTAGAATTTCCTTTGAAATCCCCTTTTTCATGTACTTTACCATTATCATCAATCGTTTGTACCAAATCTCCAACAACCCTTGAAATGAAATTAGGTGAATTTGGGTCCAAGTTTAGATGATGATATATTTCCAAATAAGATTTTTTATAGTCAGTGTCATCGAAATCACGAACCATTAGAGAAAACGTTGGGTATTCCGAACCACGTTTAGGATCCTCTATATTGAAAATTGAAACTTTATATGATGTATTATAAACATCACCATCACCTATCGTATGAAATCTAAATAAGTTGTTACGTTCACCCTTACTAAATTCCTGTGAAATTACCCAAGGAGTGGTTGCAACTGAATATCCTCCAAATTCCAAATCAGGTAATAACACACCCTTTACATTTGAAATAGAACCCGTATTACCACTAAATGAAACATATGAATATGCATTCTTTGGTGAATACGGAGAAGTTCCGTAAAAATGTTCAAAGTAATCAGGATCTGATGGATTTAATGACATTGTTGCAATTCCCAACTCACCATTTACCGAAAATTTTCCAT